CGCCCTCTCGCTCAGTGGTTCCCTTTTGGGCTTGTCCAATCCATTTACCAAAAGAAGCACGGAATTGATCTATATCTTTAATAACTTCTTTTCTTGTAAGCATAGCCAACTCAGTTGAAATATCCTCATCAGGGTTTTCTTTAAGAAAATCCAACACAGCAAGAACCACTGCTGCCATCTCACTAGTCTTGCCTACGGTATCATTGATTGTATTTTGATCGACTGTTCCGCGTGGAGTACTTGCTATCTCTGTATCGCAAATTTTCTCCGCTTCCTTCATAAACCATTTATCAGCAGGACTAGGTGTCCATCTAATACCTTCTGCATTATCTTCCCCTGTTAAGGCTACCATCTTTCCTCCCCTATCTTTTCGTATAGAGTTGGACAAGTTTTTACAAGCAGTTAATTTAGCTGCCTTACTATCAAAGCCAGAACCCATCTCGTATAAATTCTCTATAGATTTAAGAGCAGACTCCAGCATATTTGACTTTACAGCATCATCCATGGGTGCCTCTTCAAGTCTACCTGAATCAGGATTTAGTTTAACAAATCTTAGCTGACTAAACTTTTTCTCTAACGATTGAGGACGAGTGCCTGTAATGTAAGTCGCTGGCTCCGTAGCCCAAGTCTCGTCTTTCGCAGTTGTTTGTGCTGCTGCGAGTCTAATAGAATCAATTAAGTTTTTGAAGGACCCCTTTATAGCATCATTAGCCATAGCACCTAGCATATTACCAGCGTTCAACTTAGCATTATCGACCTCTGAGCCAACCATAGGCATAGTTGCGTCCAGATTAGCAAGAGCATTTTTATACGCAGAAAACATGCGAGGATTTATATTACCCTCTGCCGACATTATTTGGCTATTAGTTTGAGATCCAGGTTTGCGAAAATATACTGCGGTACCTGCCTCTTGCTCCAGGGATGCGGGTCTTAATGTTACTGCATAAGCTTGGGTTTCCGATCCTAAATTCATAGTTCCCGCAGACTCTCCCTCTCCTACCTGAGCTACAGGCATATTACCTATTCCAAAAGTTTCTCCCGCATTAACAACACCACCTTGATACCCATCAAACTCTGACATTAATTTTGTTTCAATAGCAGCAGCCCTTTCTGGGTCATTCTTCTCAAGCTCTTGAAACTCCCCCTTTTCATCAAGGCGAAGAGAAAACTTGCGTTGCTTAATTTTTTCATAGCTTTCGAGTAGCTCTTGGAAGTAGTTCATATTATATTATAGCAAGGAAAAAACCCAACCCAGCTACAGGAACTGAGTTGGGTTTGTAAGAGAAATAATTGGTTTTAATTGTGAAGTAAGAAATCGTATCTGAAGGATACCTCTACTGTATGAAAATCATTTGTTGCATAGTTGTACTCAGCGGGGGTCCACTTCTTAGGGTATGCACCTACTAATTGAATCTCATTAAGAAGCGTCATATCTGGTTTTAATTGACGAAGGGTAATCGCAGCCTTACCCCACCCCCCTGGACCTCCTCCAGTATTATCATTGAAGTCCGTCATTTCACCACTAGCTGGGTCGTAGGTGTCATTTGAGAAATAATCAAACAATACTTTACTTATCTTAGCCTCAGAAATGTTATCAAAGGTAACTCTAAGCTCTTCCATGCTAGGCTTTCCTGCATAATAAACCTTATCATTAACTCTGTTAACCTCAATATCTTCAACCTGCATCCCAATCCCGTTAACCTGTTTAGCGGCAAGCGTTAACGGTTTTGGTTGTGCTCCCCCCGTCGCTGGGTTTGCGTGAAATTCTACTTCCCATTGATAAGATCTTACTGATTCTAAAGCAGTAGAAATCGTAGGAATATCATCTTTTGAACCAATATTCCTGTTTAGTGTTGCATAATATACCATCTAAATTCTCCTAATTTATATTCCTATAGTTGCGGATTGATTAGTTAAGTTAAGCTCAAACACTATCATTTCCGCAGTTTTTGTAGGCTTAATTAATACTTTACACCACATCTCATTTCTATCTACCCTTGCAGGCGTGTTGGTAGTTTCATCGCAGACTACACGAAACTCTGTAATGCCTCTCCGAGCTTTAATATCAGCAAGGAATGGATTGAGAGCGTCCTTAATTCTATCCCAAGTAAAGGCATCATTTGGTTCGAATACAAACTGCCTAGTACTATTAAGGATAGCTTTTCTAAGAAAGATCATCATCCTTCGTATGTTAACCCTATCTAACGCAGTAGGCTTCCTTTGTGCTGTGCGCTGTCCGAAAACCTGTACCCCTCCTGCTATACCAAAACTTACAATAGGATTGAGAACATTACCTCCACTATACATGGTGTCTCTATCCCCCTGGCTTAAATCAGTTTCAACAGCCTGAGCATTGGTAATGGATCCTCTATTTTGTCCAGCAGGAGCAAACCAAGGTTCAGCAACACCATCTGTATAACACATGCTATATGCTGCGTAAATTGCGGGATCTAACCATCGAGTAGTCCCTTGAATGGTGCTTTGCACCCAAGGCCAGTAAGCTGCCCCGTACGAACTGCTAATAGCTTTTCCTCTTGTGAAAGATTGCCCATTAGACCAATCAATAGCATCCTGTACAGTATTTAACCCATAAGGAGGAGAGATTAACGCTAAGAAGTTTTGAGATCCTTCCGCTAGAAATATAAGGCTGTCCTGTACTGCGGGGATAGAAACCCCTGGGACCATACCTAGTGAGATATTTAAAGCGTCATTATCCAAGGCTTGTATCCCACTCTTAGGGTTAGCCCCAGCGTCTCCAATCAATGCAGCTTGAATAGCAGCAGTATTTGTGGCATCAGCCCCATTAGAGCCATACGCGAGGCCTTTATTGCCCTCAACTAACTTTACGAAACGAGGAGTAATGGGGCTGGGGTATTGACCTGCTGCGCTTTCAGGGGGCTCATTAGTGGTTGTCCCTATACCATTAAGATCAAGATCACCAAACCCCATACTGGTAACCTTTTGCATAAAGGAGTTTAACGGAGACGCTCCTGAACGAACCCCTTCATACATTAAGCTACCTTTAATTAAAGGGTCACCCTGATCTACAGAACCTATGCCTATTACATCCTCTATAAAGCTACCAACTACCATAGAAACAGGATAAGTAGCAGTAATTGATCCCCTGTCATAAACACCTAAGGATACTTTCTCATTGCCATTAGTTCCAGTAAGAACGGAAACCCCACTCGTACTGTCATCAGGAGCAACCCCTAAGTTATAACCTGCTCCAGGCCACTTAGATTCAACAACATAGCTAAAGTTTTTAGCCGTTGAGTTCCCTCCTAAAAGAGAAACGGGTTTAAACTCAGAGCCCCAAATCTTCAAGCTTGTTTCGCAAATATCCTCTCCAATGGTCTCTCCCTCCAAACCTGACACCTCTCCTACACTGTCTATTGCAGCCACTGATTTAAGAAGAGATCCTTCTGCAAAAGTGTTATCATTACTAGCTTCTACTGTTAAGGAGGCTCCTGATCCTGCCCACAACCCAACTATAACACCTCTATCCTCCGAGTCACCAAAAGCGGAATTATTAGAATATGCGGCTACCCTATCTGAATTTAAGGACCCTGGGAGAACCGAAGCTATAGCATCACCTTGCTTGCTTGCTGTATCAGCGGGGATATGGAAAACTTTGCCTTCGTCCTCAGCAAATGCTTTCACACCATCAGGGCTTGTAGCTTGAATGCGAAGATATAAATCTTTATTAACACCATACCCATCGTCTCTAATAATTAGAGCAGGGCATGCCCCAATATTAACACTAGCAGAAGCCTCTGCGATATTATTAGTAGCGGCTCTAACAAAGTATAAACTGTTGGTACCTCCTGGAGACATGACGGTAAGAGCACCCTCTAATCCTTGCCCGTAAATATCTTCTGAAGGATCTCCGAATGTAGCTACAAGATTGTTTGGTTCAGTAACTAAAGTAGGCCTATTAACGGGTCCCCTTGAAGCGAACCCCACAATACCTACAACAGAGCTATTTACGGCTCCAATGTAATCACTAACATCTTGTTCAACGGTGTAGACACCTGGACTTACTAAGTTTGGCATTATAAACTCCTATGCATTTTTTACAGACAGCATTCTGCGGTTAACCATATTGAAAATCTGCTCACTAATATACGCTGCTGGGACAGCCACAGTTTGCCTAGGTGTTATCCATACAGGCTCGGCACCCTTGGGGGTGCTTAAATAAATCTCAAATGCTTGTAAACTGTTATTAGTAATGAGTTTCATATATGATTTCTCCTTCTTATTTACTAGCGGGGGCAATGTTTTTGCATAAATTTTTTCAGATTAACAGTCGGCTATATCTACGCCCACCCCCAAACTTTGAATTTCCCCTGTTGAAGTTACTTTAAATCTAGGATTAGGAATATAAGTTTCTAGGCTTAGAACAAAAGATCTCTTGATAATTCTATCTTCCCTATCTGCTAAATTGATAGTAGAGTTATCTGATTCTGACACTAAAAATATCTGGGAAACTTTATTAAACTTAGTGTTTACCGACATAGTGGGGTTAAATAGAAGCCTAATTGTTGCCGCTAGTTGATCCATGTCTGCAATATATTTAGTCCATAGGTTCAGGGTATACTGTATATTTACAGGCCTATCTACCACCCTAATAACTCTCTCAGCCCTCTGCTTCTTTTCATTCCACCTTACTTCATGCTGAAATAGATTACTTATCCTTCTCCTATTTTCAGCCTCCTGGATAGCTGTTTGGGAAATAGTTGTAGTGGGTAGAACCATATTTTGTTGTTGATTAAGTTTAGCTACTGCTCTTTCAGGACGGGCATGCATACACTTAATCTCTTTAATCTTTCCATCTTCCGCTAGGTATTTAAGCTGCCCGAAAGTAGCAATAAGAAATCTGAGAAATTCTTTGTATACGGAGATGGGAACTACAGCAGGATTCTTTTGCATCTCTTGTAGAATCTTGTGATATATTTCTCTAGGTCCTCTCCCTGGAGAACCTACTGAAGATTCATTTGTGTCTAAATTAACATCCATCAATCACTTCCATAAACTCCTAAGTCTGGAGCCACCTCTGTAATAGGTGTATCAAATCTGTCCTCGGATTCTCTGAGGAGTTTGGCAGAACATACCATATGATATACTCCATAGGATTCAAAGCTATCTTCCTGAATCTGATATAACTCATATTTTTGGTTCTGGAATCGAGGCAGGATAACATCCCCAGGAATGGGCACCCGACCTAACTTCTGTTCAATGTAGCTCTTATTAAACACGAATAGCTGATCATTAGTAAGCTCAATACCAAACTCAGTAAGATTCTCTTCTAATACTCTAGGCTCATAATGACCATGCACTAGCACACCTTCCTTATTAAGAGGTTTGCTTCTGTCTTCCCCATACACTTCATCGTAGTCTACACTCCGAAAGTATTTGTAGTAAAGAAACTCTGAACCAGACAACCTAATAAGCTCATCGTCCACAAGGTTAAAAAGATTAACATCGGGATTACCAGGATCAAATAAATTTAATTGGCTATTCTCTACCACCTCAGGAAGAGGAGGCATTTTAATACCGACTTTAAAATTATTAATATTTGTCATTAGTAACAGGTAAAGGTTGGGGGCTCTTCAATCTCATTCCTAAGCTCCTCTTCTAGCTTAACTATTTCTTTATTCCCCTCATCTATAAGGGCTGCTCCATTTAGCGTAGCCCCCCCACCTGGAGAAGGTAGATTAGTATACTTCCCTCTTACCTGTCCTAGAACAGTCTTAGCTACAGCCACTGCATATTTCTGTACGAAGTTGCGATAAGCAGGTTGTATAGTATTAGAATTGATAGCACGATACTGCACAATAACAGTATCGTTCATAACAGGGATGGGATATATCTGTAAGAATCTATTGTCTACAACATTCCAGGAGCCCTCCTGACTGAGAACCTTTCTCATCATCTCAAGGTTTTGCTGTAAAAGATAAAAATCCCCTACACTAAAGTTGGACATTAGAAAATTATCTTGGAAGTATTTAATAAAGAAATCAAACTCTAAGGTTCCCGCTGCTGCTTGAATTGTAAGAAGAGTTTTCTTATATGTTACATACTCAATATTATTTAAAATATATCGAGGCAGTTCGTACACATTCTGACCAGCAGTAGCTAAAAAGGTGGCGAACTGTAGGGTCCAAAGAGGAGCATGAAATTCTAATTTAGTAATAGCCTCATCAATACAGGTCTTTAGTTGGTAGGGAGTTAACTCTACCCTAACTACGGGATGGCCTAGACGAGCTAACACGAAATCCCTAACAGTTTCCTCAAACTTATTAAACTCTACACCGTCTGCTTCTAGACTAGTGTTTAACTCATCTGGATTTATATCCCCTGTGGGTTTAAAATCAGTGAGTACTCGCGTCGGTGCTCGTCCGAAGCTGCTTCCGTATGGTAGGGTTTCTGGTTTGTTTGCCACTGGTTTTCTTCTCCTTTTCTATTTTATAAGCACTTTTTTGTAGTACCAATTGAGGGTAATCTAATTTCTTTTTACTCTGTATGATTTGTCTAGGTCTTATCTCAATGATCTCATCATCAACACAGACTAGCATAGGGAATCTACAGGAACTCTTATATTTATACATGCTTATTATATATAGGTAAAAAGAAAGACTGGGAGGACCCAGCCTTTCTCTTTTTTACTTAATCCTTATTAGGATTATTAAAGTGGGTTTCCTAGCGCGTTGGAGGTCTTCGTAACCTGCTGGAATGGGAAGGTTAGGTAGTTGGATGTTGGTCCAACAATTCTAACGATCCGATAGAAGCGAGCCTCAGGGGTAATAGCGACTTTACCGTAGCGAGTCATGATACCCTTTCTTGGCTGGAACGAAGCAGGATCAACAATAGTTGGCAACTGCTGAAGTGGGATATAAGGTGAGTAAATATACCCTGCATCCATAGCGTTGCTTCCTTTGTAACCGACAAGGATTTCATCCTCAGGATACATAGGATCAACATACATATCGTACTTACCTGCGAACTTGCCCTTGAACTCGATGGAGCCACCCATGTTAGTGGGGCCAGCATCAGAGGGTAATCCACCTTCAAGCTTTGCAGCCGACTCAAGCAAGGATGCTACGAGTGGGGAGCAAAGAATCCAGTTACCAGGACCTCGCCATGTAGACTTGTAGATGTCTTGGCTGGCAAGGTTAATGGTAGCAAGAAGGTTAGAGTACATCTGACCAACATGCTGAGGAGCAAAAGCACCTGAACCAGCACCGAAATCAATCAAGAATGCGTTCTTCGCAGTACCTGCTGGGTTAGAGGCAAGACCTGATTGATCGTAAGTGTAGCTGGAGTTACCAGCAGTCTGATCAGGAGCCAAAGTAAAGTTATTAGAGTTGCTTTGATCAAGCATTGCTCTGTTAAAGCCACCGAAAGTGTTGCCAGTGGAGGGATTAATGTCATAAGCAATCATTCGAATATCTTCGATAAGCTCGCGGTCAATCTCTAAACGAAGCTCATTGCTGAGAAGCTCAGTAAGTTCACGCTCAAGGTCAAGACCATGATAAGCTCTCAAGTCTTGAGAAGCCTCCATTGTCCAGAGAGCCCTCATCTTACGAGTTCTTGCAGCAACAGGCTGTTGCTCAATGTGGAAGGTGATATCAGGAATAGCACCGTTGGCTAATCTTTCACCAGCCGAAGTGTTAAACCCAAAGATCTCATTCTTCTTAGGCCAAGCGGCAATCTGGCCTCCAACAGTAGTACTTGGAGAACCATATTTATCTCCGAAGAGCCCCGCGCCCTGGTAACCGTTAGTGCCAGCACCAGAGCCAACAATATCGTCAATACCAGGGGTAGTACAAACATCAAGGTCGAGGTTTGCGCCACTGAAAACGGAACTAGTCTGCATACCTCTGTAAGTAAGGTTGTACTTACTGTATACATCTTGGTTTTCGTCTTCTTGTC